ACACCATTACCAACGGCACCAATGCGCGAATCATTAACAGCCCGAGAAGCAATGGCCAAAATGTTATCCGCAGAACCACTATCGGTTAAAATCTCACACAATCATTTCATCAGCGAAAACCATCAAGACTTCGTAATGGTTGACAAAAACCTAAAATTAGTCTCACAAGACGAATCATTATGTGCATCATTATCATCAAATGGAATGCCAAATCACGGATACTTCGTATATGAAATGAAATTAAACAAACACTCAATCAAGAAAACCAACATAAAAAAATTGGTTGCCACAATGGACGACCTTCACAAATACTCAATCGATTTCAATAATCAGCACAAACAAGAAAGAATACCGCATTCATACGTTGAACAAGCAGAAGAGGTAATGATCTCATTCATGAACGAACTGAACCAATCCTATATTACTGATAGATACAAAGAAATTAAGAAATTATACAAAGGTCATAGTTTCTAAATTAACAATATTATATATAACTATAAGTTATATCTACCAAACACTTAGTGTGTCGTCTTAGCCCCGGTTTATTTGAGGATTACGGGGCATTTTTTTTGCCTAAAAATGACAAAAACTTTTATAAATTCATTCCACAACCTATATAAAATAATCACGGTATTATGTCCTTACTCACAAGGACAAAACAATGACAACCACTAAAAAGACACCCGAAAATGAAACAACTCAAAGCATTTAAATACCAGATCACCCCTAATGGTGCGCAAATAAGAAGTATACGCCAATATGCCGGTAATGCCCGCAAGGTCTGGAATCTGGCATTGAGCAAGCAACAGGAACCCACCGAAGTGACTTCTGTTAAGTCACCTGATGGGAAAGTTACTAAGGTCGAGAATTATAAACCTGATGACGTTGAGAAGGTGTGGAAGTTATGAGTGAAAAAACATGCACAGGCTCTATTTTATTCGGTGATGCTTGCGGTAAATGTAGTAAATGCCTAAAAGAAAAAGAAAATATTGAAAGTAGTTTTAAAGAGCTTATTAGGAAACAGAAGGCTGGGCAAATTAAACCACTAACGCAAAACCCGATAGCACAACCTGTAAGTAGTGGCTGGCGCTGCCCTAATTGTGGTCGTGGAAATGCACCATTCAAATCAAGTTGTGACTGTGTTCCTTTACCTACACCAACAGTTAATTTTCGAGGTGATGTATGAGTGAAACGTTAGAACTTTGGCAAGTGGTTAAACTTTTTCAGGAGCAGGGTATTACTGAATTTGATCATCCACATTTTGAAGAAATTGTATATATTAAATTAGTCTGCGGTTGTCCCCAATTTCAGTGTGCTGACGGTAAGGAAGACGTTATGTGGCTCGACGGGTACACAGTCCACAAAAAGAAAGTTAAGGCTTGGTTGTGGGAGTGCAAGATCTCTGGTGATTTTTCTGGGGAAGTGAAGTTATACAAGTTGATTACGGATGACCACATTACTTCAGCGCCAAACGACTGGGTAAATGTGACTAAATGGCGAAAAGTCGAAGGCTCTGAAGTGGAGATTGATGAATGAATAACAGAGAAGCAATACAGGCAATGTTGGATGGTAAAAAGGTTAGAGATTACAGATGGGAGCCATGTAGGTTTGTAAGTTACTACAATGACGCACTTAGAACTGAGGATGACATACATTTCAACATTAATAGCTATGGAATAGGCGACGACTGGGAAATATACGTCGAACCCAAGAAGAAGGTGAAAATGTGGCAGTGGGTTATTAAGCATTCAGCTAGCGGCAGAATCTGCATTACCGATGGTTTTTACACCGGTAAAGACTCACTTCCATCACCGCTTGAACCAGTTCAAAAAGCTGAATGGACTGAAATCGAAGTGGAGGTGGATGGATGAGCAGAGCCATATTGAAGTCTTTGGTGGCTTTGCATTGGACTAAATCGGATATATAGGATTAGTATGAATAAACCAATCTGGAAGTTTGCGTATGCAAAATCAAACCCATATAAAGATGGATTTTTTTCCATGCCGGAGTTTGAAAAAATAACTAGAAATTTTTTTAGACAGAAAGTTGATATGAAAGAAGTTGGTAGAATAGAACATGATATTGGTGTTGTCAGAGGGATTACACAAGTATCATATTATTCGTTTCGATGTGATGAATTTACTCACTACGGATTCATAATCGAAGAAACATTTTATATATTTAAAGAGGAAGAAAAAGAGCCTGAAAACATAGTGTCTTTTACAGGAAAAACCAGACATGATATACCAGCGGATAAAATATTGGAAAGAGCAATTGGTAAGCTTGATCGAGTTGTAATAATGGGTTACGACAGAGATGGCGAAGAATATTTAGCTGCTAGCATGGGTGATCGCACCGAAGTGAACTGGATCATTGATCGACTGAAATATCTATTAATATCAGGTAAGGTTAACGAATAATAGTAGATACTTTCAAGGTAGAGGACACACAATGAAATGTTTGAACAAGGTATTCGTTTACCAATGATGGGAAATGTTCAGCCATTAACGATAATATCTGACACCAAAAAAACAACCAAGTTTAGAATTAAGAAAAACAATAAAGGAAATCATCAATGAGTGAAGAAAAAGAATATCAATCTCACCTACGTTCATCTAGCTTTATGAGTGTTATGTTTAGTAAGAAGCATAATGTAGATAAAGAGCCTACTAGAACTGTAGATGTCCCAGCAATGACAAGGCGTAGGGAAATAGAAGACCGGAATATTGACAAAGAATATAACCCGGGTAACTATTACGATAACTTACTAGAGTAAAATTGGGAGCCAGTAGCATGTCATTCTAATTGCGCCACCAGTGAAAAAAGAATTGCTACCGGCATAAAATTGGGACGGGAAAGGCGAAGGTTACTACGGATCAATTATATAAGAGGTTAACAAATATAACTACCTTTTCCCTAGCTCTGGCTAGAACCTGAAAGCATTATATTCCATTTTATAATTTTTTCAACAGTTAAACATAAAAATTATTAACTATTTTGTTATAAAAAAAATGGAGTAGGGTTGTTTATAGATTCATCACCTACGGAAACAACATCAATGAATATCAAAAAACAAAGCGGTGCAGTACTGGTTGTAAGCATGATTTTATTACTGATCTTAACTGTTACTTCATTTTCCATGATTCAGTCATCAAATTTTTATGAAAACATGTCCAGTAATTATCAGGATAGGGAAGTTTCTTTTCAGTTGGCTCAGGGCTAACCTCTGTCCAAGTAGAACCCAAAGGGGAAGCAGCTCTCGAAATCCAATCGCTCGTGGATGAAATTTTATTGAAATTAACCGACTCAGAGGAGGTGCTAAAAAATGGCACTAACAGCTAAACGACCTTCAAAGAATGTGACTGCAAAACAGCTTAGTGATTTGAAAGATAAACCTGAAAAAGTTCGGTTCAATGCAGACATTCCACGCTCATTAATGAAGAAAATTAAAATGCGCGCTTTTGATGAATAGCTGACACAGACTGACCTAGCGGTAAAAGCATTTAAAGCATATTTGAGTAAATGAGTACCCACTCAAATGAGTGATTACTCATTTGAGTGCTGGATAATTCAAGCACCTGTGCATAAGTCACATTTGGATTTTCTGGCCTGTGGATAACAGGCCATTGTGGTGCCTGACAAACGATAACGTAGACTTAACGTTTGTCAGACAACCTCACATGCAATAGTCTCCTTCCAAAGATGACAATATAAAAATCAAACTGAGGTAATAAGATTGCTCCAATATTCAACTATTGAACCAAAAGATGACATTGCTAGCATTCAAAGCACATTCTTACGCAGTAAGTCTATGCCTGCACGTAAGGCCTTAGGGCAATACTTTACTAGCACAATTGTATCTGACTACATGGCTTCATTAGTCAATAAGCCAAAATATAAAACCATTCGTATTTTAGACGCAGGGGCAGGAACCGGAATTTTAACTGCTTCCACTGCACTACATTGTTTATATCTTGGCTGTAAAACAGTTCATGCTGTTCTTTATGAATTAGATATTGAAGCCGTACCGTATCTTGAGCAAACACTAAGAATTGTTGAGAGAACCTTCGATCAGCAAGGAGGGATATTTACCTTTGAAATACACTGTGAAGATTTTGTACTTGCAAGACCAGATAAAGATGAAAAAATTCAGCCTTTTGATATTTCTGTTATCAATCCTCCGTACTTTAAATACAGTGTAAAAGACTCTCCCTATGCAAAGGCAGCATCTGACCTGTACCCCGGTGACCCAAACATTTACGCTTCTTTCGTGGCTGTAGCTATGGCTTGCATAAAAAAAAATGGACAAATAATAACCATTACACCTCGTAGTTTCACAAATGGATTATATTTCAAAGGATTCAGGTCGTACCTATTGAAAAAATCAGCTTTAGACCTAATACATATTTTCAAACATAGAGACAAGGTCTTCAAAAATGCTGATTCAGCAGTCCTTCAAGAAAATATTATTTGTCACTTCATAAAAGAGAATAACCAAGAAGATATAATCATTCGTTCAAGTGACAGTGATCTTAATATTAACAACTCCAATGAAGAAAAATACCCTCTTGAATTGATTATTGACCAGTCAAATGAGCAATTCATCATTCGAATCCCAGAATCGGCCCAAGAAGCTTGTATTTTACGACAAGCTGAAACCTTCCCAACCACCTTTGAACATGCCGGATACTTTATTTCAACAGGTCGTGTAGTTGAGCATAGAACACGAAATTACATTACAGAAGACACTAATTCTCTCTGTTCAGTGCCACTTTACCGTCCACATAATATTACACCATTAACGGCAACGTGGACTGGTAACCATAAAAAAGAAGTATCCTTCATGCTTAACAATGGGCATGAAAAACACACCATAAAGAACGGAACATTTGTATTATTAAAACGTTTTTCCTCCAAAAACGAAAAACGTCGGTTAGTTTCAGGACTACACCTTAAAAGCACTCATGGCACTGATTTTATTGGTTTTGGAAACAAAACAAACTACATTGGCCTGAAGGATGGAACACTGACAAAAACTGAAGCATACGGGCTTTCCGCAATATTCAACTCTTCGTTCATGGACCAATATTTCAGATGTATTTCAGGAAACACACAAGTAAATGCAACTGAAATCAGAGTAATGAAGTTTCCAACACGTGAACAGGTGATAAAAATTGGAACGCAAGCGCAGAAGCTGAAAACGACCGAAACAAGAAAAATTGATTTGATCGTCAATCCTATTTTAAAAATTATAAACATAATTTAACGGAGATATAGCTTGGAATTCACTGAACAACAACGAGAAAAACTTAAACAAGCAAAAACACTACTGACAGCATTGGGTTTACCAAAGGCACAATGTAATGACCGTTCCGGTTGGGTATTTCTAGCACTGGCAAACATTAAACCATTTGATAACTGGAACAACGCAACTGCGCCTCTATTACCCACAGTAAATATTATGGAATTTATTCGCAATCAATACAGCATGGATTACAAACCAAACAGCCGTGAAACTATTCGTCGTCAAACACTTCACCAGTTTGAACAAGCACGAGCTATTGATCGTAACCGTGATGACCCCGCAAGAGCGACTAATAGTAAAGACAATCCATTATATACTGTTAATTACCCGAAACCACCAGCGACAAAAAGGATAATCGGATTACCTCAAAAGAAAAGGTAAAATGCTTTAGAATGGACTCTTAATTATTTGGACAGCCCTACCTGTAGGGTTTTTTTATTCTATACCATGTTTGTACATATAGGAGTAAAAAGAGGAATGAGCAGATTTATAACCATCATAAAAGATCGTCTAGGCGGACAATTCGCTGAAGGATTGTATTCTGCGTGGTTGGGGATTGATCCTCCAAAAGAAGTAAAATCAGAGTTGATTCATATCAACTCTTTTTTTTGGGCAAATTCTCACACTAGGTTTTTTGGTTACGGTAACACTGAGAAGACCTGTGTGGAGAATTTGATTCATAGGATGAGGCGTAACAACAAAAATAAAGAAACGTTCGGTAGAACACAACTGAGCGACTTTGTGTGTATATTTATGGACTATGATTCACCTGTTGGTGATCGAATAATACAGGTGGGCGGCGACAAACAGATCGAACTATGGGGTTTAAAGCCTTGTGATAGAGGGTTTTTAAAATAGCATGTACTAATCTACCGATTTGCGCCCAAGTGCTCCAGCTATAGTCCTTCCGCTTGAGTGCAACGAATAGACTTAGCTGGTGGTGAAGGGTAATGGGCAGGAACTGTCCAAGGTAATGAGCCGAGAGTTTTCGGTGTTGACCTACGAAACGCTATCTATAGCCGCGTCAGCGGTTTAGGTAGCGTAGTTCATCAAGTGACGGTTTGATTAAGATTTTATGATTGACTAGACAAAAAAATGGGTTGATGGCAGGACAACCATCAACCCATTAGGCAGAGCTCACAATGAACGAAACAACTTGTCGGATCGTTAAATACAATATATCAAAATTTACCCGTCATTCCAATCAATTTCACTCTTCAATTTTCTCTGGAATGTCAGTCTACAATCTTTTAGAGACTGTATTTCTCTCAAACGATGATTAGAGCCAGCAAATCTACCCGATGAACTTTCTCCACCAAGATATTTTGTGAACTCCATGCCGAACCTTTTCATACTTATCTTCTGACCACCAATTTTTAAAGCATCGTGCCACTTTATATACTCATCGAATATTAGTCTTATTGGTAATAGTGTTGGTTCATCACCGATTTCAAACACATCATCAGCTGCTTGCATTAGCATACCGCCTGCAATTTGTTCACTAACATTCATATCATCATCTTTGTTCTTCATTTTTAGCTTAGATTTGTTCTTTGACAGCATAGATAATGTAATCGTACTCTCGAATGCAAATGTTCCCTCGTAAAGACACTCTCTAAACCAACGAATATGTGAAACATCATGGCCCTGAAGTTTATTTTCAGTCTTTGATTTACTGCTAATTGCAGGTAAAACTCTTGGATTAAATCCTGACACATCAACTTTATCCAATATATACCATAGGAATTCATCAAACCGCCCCTTAACTATTTTGCCGTGAACCTCAATATCACCAACACCAAATGACTCGGCTAGATTAGAAAAATATTCAAAGTCGCTAACCTTCTTTGAGCTGACATCCAGCACCACAAAACGTCGATCATCAATCTCAATGGGTGCCACCCAGTCATTATTAGAGCTAATCGCAATATGACTGAAGTTTTTACATAAGACGGGTGTCTTAAATTTGGCTTCAATGTTGCGAATGTCATCAGTCAATTCAGCCTTTAACTTGCCGGCACCAACATGGTCACCGCCATAAGTCGCCTCGTTATATACGGTAAATAGGTTGAATTGCATCTCACCATTGAACGATTTATGGCTTTCGCCCGAGTAAGTAAATCCATGACTACCAAAAGCATCGACGATGGCATTCAGAAAAATGCTTTTTCCAGTGCCTTGCTCTTTACTATGAAGCACGATTGCAGTCTCAGCCTTCAATTGAGGGAACTGAAACATCCTCGCTATCCATTTGATCAGATAATTGAAGGCTTTCTTCCTACCAGCACACACAACATCTTCTAGGTGCCTAAGACACGCATCAATATGTTTTCTGGATGGGTTACCATCCATATAGATAGAATCATCACTCCAATTATCTGGTCTTCGAGGTCTAACTGTCATGCCTTCATACATATTCAAGTAGTGGGTAGATGGAATCTCCTCAACGACTTTTGGTAAACCATGTTCAATATATTTGTTAGGTGCTGGTAAAAATACAGCATCGTAGTAACGTCTCTTATCCTGACTATATGTTTCACGCCAAATTGGAAATATAGATTTGTATTCCAATAAAGTTCTGTCATTCTTTTTGGTTATTAGAGGGATTTTATCTTCAATATGGAATTCTTTTCTTGATAAAGCAGTTTTAAATTCAAACTGAAATCTCTCAAAGCTATTGTTCCACTTCTTTTCTACTACATATACTTCACCATCACGATCAACAACACCATAAACCGAAGAAAACGTTTGTAGCTTATAAGAACTTTCAAATTTAACGATGTCTTCAATTGTTTTTGTTATCTGAGTACTCTTTTCGAAAGAATAAAACCATTTGTAACTAGTCTTATGTTCATAAGTAGAGAACGACTTCCACAACCCGATGATCGTGCGTCCGCCTTCAAATCTATAGCCAATATTATGAATCCACATCTCAAATAGTTCGTATGAGCCTTCTATCTCCATGTATTTAAGATTATATAACGCTTCACCAACTCTAATTATATTAGAGTCGTTTCGGGGTATGTTGAGCATTCTGAGAAACATATCGGTATGACTAACCAATATATTTGGTCGTCTTCTGATCGCCCTAGTATGAAAATCCTGAAAATATTCAGTGAAATCAATCGGTGTTTCAAAAGTGATTATGTAGCAAGTGCCGGAATGCGCGTGAGAGTGAATGATCCAGTTGTCTTCGTTCTTAAACAACATTGCGATATCAGGCTGACCCCCAGCATATTCAGGCTCCTCTGGGTGCTGCATACGAACGCCGTTCCATAAATCGGGTTCGTTCTTAATGCCATCAATCATATCTTCAATAGTAACGGTGCCAAACTCACAAGTATTAAACACCATCAGGCGTTTGTACTCTGCAATTCTCTGCTGACCCTCAAAACTATTTTGATCCAGAATCAGCTTTACCACATTTTTGCTTTTTGGCACTAAAATGGTCTGGGTTTCTTCAGTTGACCCGTTGCTGCGTGATGATGTTGACGGAATTTTTTTCTTGACCATGCGTTGCTCATGGCCACGACTCATGGCCAATTCACAACACTCTGTCCAAAATTGCATCAAGCTTTCGCTAGAAACTTCCGGAAGCTGCTCATATACCAGTTTGCCGTGTCCTAAATCAGGGAACCATTCATAAGCATTACCTGATTTGTGATTGCCAATGGCAACAAATTGTTGGCCTTTACCCAGAAGCTCTACCTTTCCTGACTGACCAAAATCAATCACGCATTTGGTGAATATATCCCAATCGGCTAAACGGTACGGTATACCTATTCTGGTGCTGTCTTTTCGCTTTCTTACCGATGATTTGCCTAGGAGTTTAACTGCGAGTTGGAAAATATTCCGTACAAGGTCGGCATCACCATCAATATCAACGTCGATGAAGGGGATTCGTTCTGTTTTTAGACCAACACCTGCAGACTGTGTAGCAAATGATTCAGCAATATCGTCGATGTATTGAATCTCTTCATTACTTGCAACGTATTCTGACCAATTTTTAAGGCCGCCCCAGCCATTTTGACTAGGCCAACCGGGAGTTTTTCCACCTTCTTTTATCTTTGTGAAGGGGTTCATTTTTGAATTTAGAGGAATGATCGGAACCAAATCACGTTGAAAACCGTTTTTTGCAAAGTAGCCAAAAAGCTTGTGATTATCCAAGTTCAGATCAGATAATTTAAATTGTGTTTGTGTAATCGACTGTGAGTTGCCATCCATATTTTATTTTAGTCCTTTTATAATTATGGATTTTTGTTTTGAATCCTTGATTCAATCGAACCAAAGATATTACTGCGGTGGATACCTTAATGCAAATAAACAAGTATCGAAATAGCCGTATTAACCGACAGAAAGGTAATCAGGTGAATTCACAACATATAGTTTTAATCCCATGACTTCAGGTCTTGAAACCACAATATCTAGTGGCATACGAAGATTTATTAAAGCGACCCATTCTTCTAATTGTTTTAATTGCAAATCACCAACGTATAATGTTGTTGCTGATATACCAACACTGGCCAGAATCATGACCTCGTTTTCAATCTGTGTTTCTATAGTCACAAAGTTTTCATCCTCATGTTGCTCTTTAAAGCATTTTGGGCATCTCCAATGGGATTGTGGGTTGAGCTGCAACCGCACACCACCAAAGGAGCATCTGGGGCAAGGGGTCGCATTCATACTGGCATTTTACACCATAAGACATTTTCTTGACTGAGTTTAATAAGGATATGTAGTCCAGAAACCCTACCACTAAGACCTCTACCTTGCGCCCTGACATTAACACAGTACCGAACATCATCATTCAGGTCATGCATTATATAAAGACCTTTCTCAGTCGGTTTTTTATCAGTCCATAATGTTTTAAATTTCTTCTTAGCCATTTTGTTTGCCTTGTTGGTTGTTTGAGTCTCAGAATATACTGATAAAAATAAATAAGTGTTGGAGAACAGAATTATAAATATTATTAGTACCACTCAGACAACTTTTTAATATCCTGTTTCTCCCTCAACTGATCCATTCGCCGCTTTTCATCTATCCGCTTTTGTTTTTCGATTGTTTTGTGATGTAGGGCTTTATCTTCATTACTCGTATCTATCTTATATTTGTTTTCACTCACGCCAGCCTCCAATATCAAATCTATGTTTGATTATTAATATGTGTTTATAAACCAATAACTTGGTTGGTTAAATATAACATAGAAAATTAAAAATATTTTTTCTACAGATTTATAAAATTATTCTGTTATGATCCAAACATAACAAAAACACATAAAGGAAAAATACATGGAAATTGGATCAAAGGTAATATGCCACTCTTCATTTGAAGGAAGAGAGATTATTTCTATAGAAATGATTGCACCTAAATTTTTGAACGCTGAGACAAATACCCATAGGGTATTCTCCAGAAATGCTAGTTCTAGCAGGGCAATACCGATATCTAAAACAGTAAAAAATATCTGTTCTGATCCTTACATACCAAAAGACATAAGAATAAATCAAAAGGGTATGCAGGGATTTGAAAAATTAGATGAACAATCTAGATTTGAATTTGAAGAAGAATGTCAAAGATTGGCAATTATTAACTCACAGTTTATTCAAAGCTGGCATGAGAAATTCAACATCCATAAACAACATTTGAACAGATATGCTGAAGCTTGGGTTTGGCAGAAGCTTATCGTTACATCTACTGAGTGGGATAACTGGTTTCATCTTCGTAATCACCCAATGGCTGATCCTGCGATCCAAGCTCTAGCAATAGATATGTTGAATAAAATTGAAGACTCAACGCCTAATGTTTTAACAAATCATCAGTGGCATACACCTTATGTTAATGATTCCCAGATTGAACAGTGTCACTATCCATCTGACATATTAAAAGTATCTAGTGCCGGTTGTGCCAGAACTTCATATAACAATTACGATGGTTCAAAAACAAACTTAGAATCTGACACCAGATTATTCAACCAATTAGTTGTCAGACCATATTCAGATGATGTTATTGATTTGACCGAAAACGATCCAATACATGCCAGCCCTACTGAGCATCAAGCAAAGCCTATGAAGAGTAGCGATTGTCACGATGGTAATTTCAACCCTGCCCTTTGGGAAAAAGGCATAACGCACATGGATACAGATATGTGTTACTGGAGCAATAATTTTAAAGGCTGGATACAACATAGGTCAATCCTGTAATAAAAAGGAATTTCAGTTGATACACCACCACTGCTGCTCCAAAAACTATCTTTTAGAGTCGAAAAACACAGGCGATATAATCGTCTGCGTTTTATATCACATAGTTGGATGGAACCTGACTATCTCTACAATATCTTTTGAGGGTACACCAATAGTTTTGACAGAAATGGAGTTCGACCAAATTGAAGCTAAAATTTTTGAGGATGAGATGGGGTAGAATTATGCAAACTACAGGACATAGGAAGGGAAGACGTAATTATAAATCGATAGAATATAACGATCAGATTTATAGCTATAACGGACTCGCAAGACACGTTGGTATTCCAGAAAGCTCGTTTAGAAACTACATCAATAGATTTCTTAAGCAGTATAAGCGTCTGCCTGACACTAAAGAAATAGATATTATTGTTATAAATGCTGGTGAACTTATCGGTAGACCAATAAAACCAGTTAAGAAATCGATGAGCGTTAAGGATCGTCACAATGAATTGACAGAACTTATGAAAAAGTTTTGATATTTTTATAAAAATCTATTTGACCCATTATAAAAATACTGGGGTATCATAGATTTTAATATCAAAAGGGCAGCACAATGACCGAATTAACTTCTCCAAGTATAGAACAACAAAACGCGATTGATGCAATTGTAAGCTGCATCTTAGATAAAAAACCAGCATTAGCATTTATTGCGCCTGCTGGTTGCGGTAAGACGTTCTGTCTTAAACATATTGCTGAAGATGAGCGTCTTGAGGAAATCCCAATGACGTTTACTGCCACTACAAACAAGGCAGCAGGCATTATCAAAGAAGATTTGCCAACTGCAATGACTCTACATAAAGCCATCTCTCTATATGTCGCTACAGAATTAAGCGATGAGATGGATAAGTTCTATGATTCAAAAATGCTTAGGGGTGCAGAAGAAACCGTACCTGAAAAAATTATTTTAGACTTTTTATCGGAAATTGGCGTTAGCGTTAAATCTTTTAAAAAAGAATCATCTACAGAAAAATTCCTTGGAAACAACAAAATTAGTTCTTATGATCATAGGATATTTGATCGGTATGTCACTGGTGAGTACCAAGGTGGCGTTTGCTTCATTGATGAAAGCTCAATGTTGCCAACTAAGGGTCAAGTTGATGACCAAGGCAAACTAAAAGCTATCGGTCTTAATAATGCCATGAAGGTTTTTGATACTGTTGTGCTTGTTGGTGACGATAGTCAGTTGCCACCGATTAATGGCACCAGCAGTTTTGAAGGATTAGACACATTCAGACTGACCGAAAACCACAGAAGCGATCAATCACTTTTAAGATTGCTTGATTATGCTCGTAACGGTCAACCGTTAGAGATGTTTGTGCCAAGAGAAGACGAGAAAACTATTCGGGTTTATCAAGAATATTTGGTTCCAGACTCAATGTACGATATGGACACAATGATTGAACATAACATCACCCATATTGTTTATCGTAATGCTACACGAAAATCTATCACTAGACGCATTCGAGGTAACGATTCGCAGCCTTTAGATGGTGAGCCGGTTGTGTATAAAGGAGCCAATATTGATGATGAAGATGGCGACTGCATTTCTAAAAATGAAACCGGTGTATATATAGATGGTTATGGAGAATGGAAAAATCATAAACAATATGTAAACAAACGGCATTTTGATGAGTATTCTGATAACTACTGCTATTTACAGTTTGGTTATGCAATTACCTGCCATATCAGTCAGGGTTCAAGCTTTGATTACGTCATTATTCATGTAAATGATATTCCCGGTATGGTTGATTCTGAAACTGAACGAAAATGGATTTATACGTCTATATCAAGAGCTAGAAAAGGGGTCATAATAATAAAATGAATAAAAAAGAATCTTTGGTACACATACAAGTCGATGAAAAGTTAGCATCAATTATAAAAATGTGCGCGACAGTGGATCAAGTCCCGCTGTACGAAAAGGTCAATGAGATGATTTCTTTTTATCTAAAAGAAAACCCTCATGAGAGACAAAGAATTTTGGAAATAATCGGTAAAAAATAGGTGACTTATGTTTATCTCGTTTATATGTCTTTATGTCTGCTTAATAATTTTCATGATGATCCTAGGAATTTGGGACAATAGCCCGTTTACCTATGGATTTTTAGCATTTTTATGTGCTGCATCGGCTGTGGCAGGCAGTTGATGTGTCAAGAGACTACGTTGAAGTTTTGGAAATGCGAAAAAGCATGTGTCTAACTATCAAAAAGCTGCTGGATAGCGGTAAGAGTGGCGCACAAATAGCCGAGTTGTATGGTTATGATAATGAGAAATCAGTATGGTCATTAATGAAATGGGCTAAAGATGAGAATATCTGCAATGAGTTTACTCATATTGAAAAAACAGTTGATAAGAAGAAGTGTTTGATATGGTAATTTTTTATAAAAATTATAAGGACGGTAATATAAAGTTTTTACCTATTTACCTGAAATTTTACCGCTGGTAATATAGATTCATCATAACAACAAACACAAACAACAGGACACACACTATGAACTTATTAGAACAGCATATTGAAGCAAAACAAAAATTATCAGAAGCTAAAAACTTAGAAATGAAGATTCGTAAACAGATCATTGCAGGTCTTGGTGAAGCAGCAGACGCAGAAGGAACTAAGACCCACACTAGCCTTGGATACAAACTAAAAGCAATATTCAAACTGTCTCGCAAGCCTGATGTTGCAGCTCTAGATGCGGTTTATGACGACCTTACCGATCAAGAAAAGAATTGTGTTAAGTGGTCACCTAGTATTATTGATAAGAGCTTCAAGGAACTTCCAAAAGATAGCAAGTTGCGAGAGATCGTTACTGTTAAGCCCGGAACCCCAAGCCTAGCAATTACACCTGAATGAAATCACACTTAGGATTGCATCAGGATTTTATAATAACGAATCCTGAATGCTATAAATTATCACAAATATTTGAGTCGATAACTGGATCAGATAAACCTGTTTCTAAGATCTCTCTTTTTTATTGGGTAGATAGATACGGTGATTTTACATCTAAAACCGACAGGCAATCTCGTATCATTAAAGCCATTTTTAAAAATATGAGTAATGCTGAACAATTTGAAATATTGAATTACATTAACGACAAGGAATAAGATGGCAATAAAAATATCGAACACCAATACCGGCATTTCAACGGTGAAAGCTATGGTGTATGGAGAAGCAGGTCTAGGTAAGACCAGACTATGTGCAACTGCACCATCACCAATCATAATTTCAGCAGAAGCAGGTTTGCTATCACTAAAAGATTACAATATTGATGTGATCAATGTTAATAGTAAAAAAGATGTAATGGATGCTTATCAATTCATCACATCATCTGCTGACGCCTCTAAATATCACACGATTTGTTTAGATTCTGTTACAGAAATAGCAGAGGTTTTACTTTCCGAGTATAAAAAGGAGTTTAAAGACCCGAGGCAAGCTTACGGAACCATGCACGATGATATGACTGTATTGATTAGGTCGTTCCGTGATTTACCAAATTTTTCAGTTTATTTTACGGCAAAACAGGTTACTAAAGAGGATGCTGAATCTGGCATCACTATGAATAGACCTGATGCACCGGGGAATAATCTTAAAAAAGATCTACCGTTTTTCTTTGATGAGGTGTTGGCGTTACGAGTTGGTCAACATGAAGGGCAGGAATATCGGTACTTACAAACCCAACCTCACATGCAGTGGGTTGGAAAAGACAGGTCTGGAAAACTGGATGCACAAGAAGCTCCAGACTTAACCAACATTTTCACAAAGATACTTTCATAACAAGGATTTTACTTAGATGGCAACATTAAATTTTAATACCCAAGGCCAAGAAGAAATGGCCGATTTCGAAGTTTTACCTGCTGGCAAATACAACGCTCAGATCATTAAGTCTGATTTGAAAGCTACGAAGTCTGGAACTGGCACACGTTTAAATCTTCAATTTAAAATCATGGATGGTCAGTTCAAAGGCCGTATTATTTTCACTGGTTTGAATGTGGAAAACGATAGTCAGGAAGCGGTTGATATGTCGATGCGTGAGCTTACTAGCATCTGTAAAGCTATTGGTAAAGGTATGATTTCCGATTCTACGGAACTACACAATATCCCTATGCAAATCACTGTCAAAATTAAGGCAAAACAAGGCAACTACGACGAATCGAACGAAATCAAAGGTTATGCTGTTTACACCGGTGCTAGTTTTGGTGATGAAGCTGTTGCTGCTACACCTCCTGCTTTTATTGCAAATCCTGCCGTTGCTCCCGTAGCCGCACCTTTGGCTCCACCTGTCGCGCCTGCGTATGTTCCTCCTGCC